GGAATGATAGTGGCAGTGAAGATGCGTTATCACGCGCAGGACAATATCAGTAAAATTGGGGAAAATGAAAAAGCCTTCAAATCCAATGACTTGAAGGCTTCGAACTTATTCGTGATCCCGCTGGGACTCGAACCTACTTTACCTCATTTTACAACGAAAATAAATGTACACTTGCAAGTATTTGGTAATCATTCGTCTATTTACACGGATTTAATTTGATTGTAAAGTTGTGTAAAGGAAATCGGCCAACGAACCGGCAAACGATTATCTTTGTTGAAACAACACAAAGAAGCCATGCCCACCGTAAATTTCTACATCAAGAAGGCAGAAGGCAACCCGCCGCGGTCCCTGGTCTATCTTCAAATGCGTTACCAGGGGGAGAAGCTGGTCTATAGCACCAAGTTTAATATCGATCCGAAGGACTGGGATAAGAACAAGCAATGTGTCAAGTCACGGGCGAAGACAACCGACGACGGTAAGATCAATTTAAACGACCTGCTGAAGAATCTCCGGGACGTCTGCCTGGCAGCCTATAATAAGGAGCTGCCCGGCGGGATCCCGACCCGGGAAGCCCTGAAGGCCCATCTCGATGGGTACATGTATCGGAATGTCCGTAAGGATGACAAGGCCCGTAAGGACCCCGCTTTCTTTGACCTGGTGGACCGGTTTATCTCCGGGGAGATCGGCGATAAAAAGGCAAAAGGAACTCTAAACACCTACGAAACCGCAAAAATGCATCTTAAAAACTTTCAAGATATTATCGGATACCAGGTCAATTTTGCTACTGTCAACCTGGAGTTTAAATATGCGTATGTGAATTTTTTGGGGAAATCGAGAATGCAGCTCAACAAAAAGACCGGGAAGAAAGTGAAGGTGCCGCCGCTATCCGCCAATTCCATTGCCAAAGAGATAAAGAACGTCCGCACCTTTATGAATATGGCCGTCGAGCTTGGCTATACGACCAATCTTGTCTTTAAGAGTAAAAAATTCGGTGTGAAGACGCAAGAGACCGACGCGGTATATTTGAACGAGCGGGAGCTGCGGGACCTCTACAAGTTCAATTTTGTCGATACCCGGCGCCTGGAGGCGGTCAGGGACCTATTCGTCTTCTCCTCCTTTGTAGGGCTCAGGTACAGCGATGCCTCCGCCATTAAGCCGGAAAACATCGTTAAAATGGAGGGCGAGTATTTCATCAAGGTTACCGCGTTGAAGACCGGGCGCCCGGTCACCATTCCCTGCAATGATATCGTCTTAAGCATCTTCAAAAAGTATGAGGACAATCCTAACCGGCTGCCGCCGGCGATCACCAACCAGAAATATAACAAGTACCTCCGGGAGGTTTGCCAGCTGGCCGGGCTGACGGAGCCCGGCCGCCTATCCAGCGACCTGAATAAACCGCTGTTCGAGTGCATCAGGTCGCACACCGCGCGGCGGAACTTTGCTACCAATTGTTACCTGGCTGGGATGGATAGTCGGATGATCATGGCGGTCACCGGCCATAGCACGGAAAAGAGCTTTGAGAAGTACATCAAGATCACCCGGGAAGAGACAGCCAAGCGCATGGCCCAGCACATGAAGATGGACCGGTCAAAGAAAGCCATGAAAGCGGTTGGGTAGGGGTTCGGGTCCATATAGGACCTGCACAATCCCTGTAAATACAAGGCCTCCGGATGGTATAACCGGCAACGGTGTTCAATTCGTTGGCTGCTAAATAAGATGGCGAAAATATGCTGAATCAAAAGATCACCATTGATGCGGACCTCCTGGAAGGCATCACCAATGAATTGCTGCAGGTGGAGGCCTGGGCACAGGGCCTGCAGGAAAGATGCTATAAGACAAGAAAGCTCATCCAGCAAGCGGCGGGCGTCTCTACGCCGGCCAAAGGTGGGCAAGTATTGAGTAAAGAGGAGCTGGCCGCACTGTCGGCCAAAAGAAAAAAGAGGCGCCTAAAGGGCAAATAAACAGCGTTCAACAAAAAACCCGCCAGGAGGTGAGATTCCTGACGGGCATTATTTAACATAAAATCGTGAAAAATTATGCGACACAAAAGTAGCGTAAAAAAATCGCTTTGTCAAGACCCGCCGACAAACGAACAGGATCTGCTGATCAAAGCGGCAAAGGTGGTCATTGACACCTTCAAAACCCCCGACGAGTTTCTGCATTTTATCACCGACGCATTAGGCTGGGTATACGACTACGGCATAAGCGTCGGCGACAGCCATCCAGGTGAAACCCACTTTATACTTAGGCGGGTAATTGAAGAAATTGCTATACCCTGGTTAATCGGAGGGGGCGAATTCATGTCAAACATGGCCGATGGAGTCCGAGAAATTGATTTTGAGACGAAGGACGAATTCTATTTAGACGATGTCAAATACATCATCAAGGCTTATGGCTATTACATCGCGGGGACAGGATGTTTGACCGTGGAATCCACCATGCGAGATATGGAGGGTATTATTTGCCTGATGGACATGACCGCCGCCATCCATTCATGCCACCTTGCGAAAAAGAAGGAAACCATTTTGGCGTAAACAAAACACCCGCCGGTGACACGACGGGCATTCGTTAAACATAAAACCGTTAAGAGTTATGCAACGCAAATCTAACAAGAAAACTACAGGTAAAAAAGGACTCGCAGATCCCGCCATTCAGGCCCAAATAGAGGCCGATTTTGCCAAGGTCACACAGTCGATTAAAGAAAAAATGGAGCTTGTTAAAAGATTCGAAGACCTTCTGGCCATGAAGATAACCGCAGGGTATTGTCCCGGTTGTAAGGAATTTCGGGATTGCACGGCAATGATGCATGGACAGCGATTCCTAAAATGGGCATGCAACCTTGATTATACGGAACGGGATGCCCTGGTGGACAGGTTTGCAAAGGGCCTGAGCGTTGTCGAGGACCTTAAGCCGGCGCCTGCGATCTTTTCCGGCAATTAGATAGCTAACCATTCCCTAACTTTCAACAGCTGCCGGCCGACAAGATAAAGCCACCTGGTGACGGGTGGCTTTACCTTTGCTACAGCTTCAGGGACCCGGGTGTCCGCGGGTTGCCCACCGGGTGACCAACGAACTCGCCGGGACCAGCCGGATCCTCCTACAGACGGGGCGATCATATAGTCCTGAACAGACGATAACCCCCTTTGTTATGGGTGGCCAGGTGGTCCCAGATCACCTGCAAAATAAATATTGCCAAATCACTGCGGTTTTTCGAAAATGCCACTATTTATAAAAAGGAGCATAAAAATCAGCTCGTTTTAGTAATGGAACATTTTCAATTGGCAGAGATCTGCTTACACCTTGTCCACATCGCAATTGAGATTATAAATATCATGCGCAAGCACGGTAAATAATCGTTGATGAGCAACCAGGGGTCCGGATCCGTCCGGCCCCAATTTTTTTGAATAAAAAAATCCCCTCACCCATCGACATGGCCAGGGGGACTTCAGACCTAAATTTATGCGACTTTATGAGTATAATCCGTGTTGAAACGGAGGATCTCCCGACCGTCGGCTTCATACCCGACCGCTTTCCATTTCGCTTCCAGGATAGACCGCAGAGTCGCCCATTGCCGCTGCTCTTCCATACTGGCGTTCTTAGCCGGCTTCTGCCCATCCAGCGTCTTCTTCTCGTAGTTGGTGTTTCTGATCGGATACTGCTCCGGAAGGCGGCCGTTTTTACGCAGCTCCTCGTTCTTGAAGTCCTCGAGCGCGGCTTTCTGATCACCACCGAACTTTGTCATCAGCGTATCATGAGCCTCGGCGTGGTCCCGGTGGTTGATATTGTTGCAGGCCTCCTGAAACGCCGCGTGCTTTTCCCGGGCTTCCGAAACGATATCACCAGTTGCCTTGTCGCCGTATTTTTCCTTGTGTGCAGCCATCGCCTGGCTGGAAAAAAAATCATACCCGCGGTCCTGGACGATTTTGTTGTACTTCGCGATCTCGTCCGCCGGGTTGTAGGGCTTTGCCATTTTGAATAAAATTTAATTGTTAATGAATGGGTTATTTCGGTTCAGTGAGTAGGATCATAGCCAGCTTGGCCACCATGGTGCGGTTAACGACCGAGCCCAGGAGCTTGGCCGGTTCCTTCAACTTCGGTTTCTGACTCTGCTCGACCGGGGCATCATCTTCCGGATCGGGCTGTTCCTCGATTTCTTTGATCTCTTTGTGCCTATTGACCATCTTATTTCTGATAACGGCGCCCCTGAGACTGGAAGGGGATGCGGCAAATTGGTATTTGTTTTTCATGACTTTATTTTTAAGAGTTTATATTTTATTCATAATGCCCCTCGACCCATTTTTTGGGCTTGGGCGGGACATATTTCATTTTATTTAGTTCCCCGATCAACTGTTCTTTCTGGTTCGCATCCAGCAAAGAGCAGGCTTCGATCAGGGGGATCTCAAATTTCTTTCGCGCTTCAATTAAAAATTCTTGCATGCCCCCGCCGCGTTCGGTTGGATCTACGGTTATGATTAGAGATTTCCTATCGAACCGGGCTCCCGAGTGGTCAATAGCGAGCCACATGAGAAAGTCTACCTGGGCCTGCAGGCGAATGTTTTCAGTGATTAGGTAAACGTTAAGGTCTTCTTGTGTTAAAAAATCTCGCCGATACATATTTTGTGTTTTTGATTGCTGTTTATTCGTCATCGCCTCCGGGGATCGGCAGGCCAAAATTGGTCTTTGCAAATTCCCGGTCCTTCGGCGCCACATCGAAATATGGATGATCCTCCTTAAAGACGATCTTGTCCTTACCGACGTTCATCCGGAAGACGTCGCTCATCTCCTTGTCGGCATGCTCCTTTGCTTTATCCACCTGGTCGGCGCTGGTTACCTTCGCGTCAAACTCGTCCAACTGCTCCACGGTTGATCTGCAGCGGAAGTGGTTGGGCGGGTAATAGATATCCCAAAAGGGATCATCCACCGGCAGGGTGATGCCATCCAGGGGCTCGCAGATCTCACTGGTGTTCGCATCCTCAACTACAGACATTTTCAGGTAGGGCAGGATGGCTTTGTTTGCCTGGATATGATTCCAGTACACCCCGCACTGCCCGGAGGCAATGGCGGTATCGTATTCAGCCGACAGGTAGTTTTCATTGTACGTCCCGAAGATCTTGCCGGCTTCTTCTTTGAAATCCCGGAAGCTCCGGACGTTGCCCGCGTCATCGGTCAGCGCGTTGGTCATCTCCCGGACCTGCTGGTAAGTCTTCGCAGCCGAAAACATGTAGACATTATCCGTCAGCTCATCCAGGAGCTCCAGGTCCGTCTCATTCATGTTGGGTACGTCGGTCCCAAAGCCCTTTCCCAGGCCTTTTATGAGGACGTCGGCCGTCTTCATGTAAAGACCCTCCGGAAGGTTCTCCGGATCAACCTTGCCGCCGTGGATATCCTCGAGCAGCTGGCGGATCTCATCCTCTGTCATCGGAAATTTGAAGTCTTTAGCCATCGATCGTTTCATTTTTGTTGTCAGAGCCCACGGACCGGCAACCGGGCCGCGGCTCTTTTCTCTTAAAAGCAGTGTGGTAGCAGGTTTGCACAGGCCGGCGCTGGTCGGGCGTGGACTCGAACCCGGTTCACTCCTTCCCTCCCAAGTCCACACCGTCGATATCTTTGAGCTCTCCCAGGATCTCGCCCCACCGCTCGGAATACATGCCGTCCGCATCTTCCGCCTGAAGGCGCGCTGTATGCTTCATGATCAATTCCCTACCCAACCTTGTAATTTCCCCCGGAGATTCACCCATGCTCTTAAGAACAAAATCGATAAGGTCAGTGAGGGCACACACCTGAGCCTGTAAATACTGGTTATGGTTGTACAGCTCCAGCAGGAGCCTTTTGCCATCGAATTTTTTGTTAAACGCTTTATCTTCCATATTTCAAATTTTAGTGATCACCGACAAGCTGGCTATCATTGACTGCGCTCGTCAGCGCCCTGGCCACCATCTCTTGGATCCTCGAAGCCGACTCATGCATGTTCGTAACGGCAAATGTCATGTGAGGCGCCAGGCCTCCATTGATTGTAACATTGATGGTGGTAATCTTCTGCCCGGAGACCCGGTTGCCGGGAGAGGACGAGACGGGACCGTCAGGTTTGATCGGGAGATCTTTTCCAATTCCGGCGAGCTTTTTGTTCGGATCAGTTTTGAGGTCATTGGCATATTGCTCTTTGTCAAAATCATACATTCCACTATCGTAGCCTACTCTCCAGGCGTCGCCAAGCTTTTTGCCGGCATCCTGGAAGGCCCCCACCTGGGAGGATAACCCATCCTTGATCTCCGAGAAATTGAAAGTAAGGGTCCCGTGGATGACGTGATATATTCCGGTAAAGAAATCCTTTATCATGCTGCCTACCTCTTTAATGACGCTCCAAAGACCCCATAGCCCAGCCCGGAACCAGTCCACGTGTTTATAGGCCCAAATGAAAGCCCCCACTACCGCAGCGATTACCGTAATAATGATGCCGATGGGGTTGTCTTTAAATGCAATGTTTAGAAGCTGTTGTGCGACGGTCCATGCCTTTACCACCACAATAACCCCAGTGATCGCCCCAATCACGGGCAGCAGGATATCCTCCACTGCGCCCATGATTTCATTGTGCTCCTTCATCCATTTCGTAACATCCCGAAAGCATCCGGCAATCCATTCTAATGCCGGCGTCAATTTTTTTAGAAAATCAGTTGCCAATTCTCCCACGGTTTCACGGAGATCATCCATGGTCTTATTGAAACGGAAGAGCGGATCCGCCTTTGCCGCTGCTTCAGCTGATCCAGCAAACTCGGTCTGTAGTTCCCTAAGAATAACAGCCTGGGCCTGAGCCGCATGACCTCCCTCCACCATATGCTTGATCATTTCCATTTGACCTTTGCTGAAATTGACACCTACCCGATGCAAGGCAGCGACACCCTTGATAGGATCCTGCAAGGCCTTGCCGACCTGGATAGCCGTGCTATCGAGATCCTGATGGAGACGGGTAGACATATCGAAGATGGCCTGAGAGGCATCGCCAAAAGTCTTTTTCGTAACGGCGGGGAAAGTGAGCATGACCGACTGCATCTGTTCGATCTGGCCTTTCGTGAATTTGAATTTGTGAGCTGCCTCTTCGGCGCCGGCCTGCAGCGTCTCCATGGTCATGCCGGCAACGCCCCGAGTGGATTCAAGGCCTGCCTTCAGCCGAGAGGTCGCCTGCTCCAGCTGTTCAAAGTCCTCTTTGGATTTTTTGATGAATTCGAAACCTTCGAAGGCGGCAAAACTAATCCCCAGGGACTCCAGCATGCCGCCGGCCCGTTCCTTCGTATGTTCCACCGTCTTCTCGAATTCCTCTGTCTTTTCCTTGGCGCCGTGAAGGACGTGGGTAAACTGATCTTTTAGGCTTAACACCCATTCGACGACTTCGCTCATAATCTTTATTTTACTTGTGGCCAACTACCCGGCTACCGATCGCCCGGCGCCAGGCTAAAACTCGCTACTGCCGCGGATCTTATATAGTCCCGGTGCGACTCGGACCCAATTTCTTATCGTAGAAGTCTGCCCAGAAGGCAATGCACTCCCTGGCCAGGAACTCAGCCTGCTCTTCCGTTTCACAGCAAAGCCGGGAGCCGAGGCCCGAGTACGAATTCGTGTCCGTGTAAGCGACACCGTCGAACCGGAAGCCGGGGGAATCCATGTAGAACCAGCTGCCCCATTTCTTCTCGCTGTAATCATCCCAATCGGCTTCGCGATCTCCTGTAATAGCGTCGCGGATGACTTCGAGCTTGTGAAAGGCGAGCTGGGAAAACCTGTACTTTTCCCTCACCCGGGAGAGATCTGGAACGGCAGCTGGATCCAGGCCCAGCGTCCTGCAGCTGGCCCCGTAAATAGCATCGGCCTTTTGCCGCGGATCCAGGGCGGCCAGTTCATCGATAGCGACGCCCAGGACCTGGTACTGCTTTGCAAATTTGTTTGTCATACTATGAATGATTAAAGGTTTTTAAAAATGCGGGGTATAGAAATACCCCGCCGAAAATTTAAAACTTACAAATATTTCCCCGGGCGTCGATACGCCCCCGGCATGTCTTATCCAAAAATCTTTCACCCTCTGGGGCACTACTGCTTAATGTTGAATGTCAGGGTAATGCTTTCAACGATGGCCGATTCGCATTTGAGCACCTTGGCCTTGATCCCTTCGACACAATGGGTTAGTTCCCGCTCCAATACATCGGCAATCGAATGTTTGATGAGCATTAGGTCGTCCTGACCCTTAGCGGCCTGCTGTGCCTTCACAGTGATTGAAAATGAATTTACCATATACTCTTTTTTAGTTGCCGCCTTCGTCCTGGTAGTTGAAGGTGACCGTGATCGATTTGACAATACCACCATGGCTTTTCCCTGCCTCCCGGGTGGTTACTCCGGCCTGGCTCGGGACCAGTTGATGATCCAGCTGGGCGACTACCAGGTCCCGCAAAGATTTTGTTGTACCCTTTCTCCGGCCCACTGCTGGCGCTGCGATTTCGATTGAATGTGATTTTGTGCTCATATCTTAATTTTTGTTTTATGTTCATAGCAATTGCTCAATATTCAGCTTCAAGGATGTCATTTAATCTTTTGTATTCCTCATAGGGCATAATACCCCATTCGAACAGGTGATCAGCAAACTTTCGTTTAGCTCTTCGCTTTATGTGATTAATTACACCTTGTTTTTAACGGTCACTGAATCGATCAATCAACTGAAAGCCCGTCGCCCCTTCATTCACAATACCTTCGTATTCTCCGGGCTCGATTTCAAACAGGCAGAGCTTTATAGTAGAAACGATATCCGTTGCCTTCACTTGCCCACGGGCGAGCTGCTTCAGAAAGGCAATTTTCTCTTCCCTGGTTTCTGGGCGTCTTCTATTTTCCATCGGCTCCCTGATTTAAGACTGTCTGGGTCATTTTATCGATCATCTTGTCCAGTTGCTCGTCTGTCAACTGCTCAAACTCTATCCCGATCTCCTGCTTATCCCGCCAGAGGCCCTTTTGCCGGTTCTTCAGCCAGCCCATTGCCGCGCCGGGATCAGGCGGGACGTACTTTGTTACAATCTTCTTTCTGTAAGTATCATCCCTCATGAGGTCGCCGTCGGTGGTCGCCATTAAAACTTCTTTGGCGTCAATCTTTTCAAAGGTCACCTCGTTGTATTTGAATCCCGTGGCGCGCCTGAATAGCCCCTGGGCGACCTGGCCGTCAGCCTTCAACTTACCCCGTCTAAGTGCCTCCGAAAACCCCTTGTATTTCTTCTTCCATTCATAGACCGTACTGACGGTAATATCGAAGGCCTCAGCCAACTGGTCATCCGTTGCACCCAACAAGGCGAGTTGGTAAACTGTGTTCGTAAATTCCTTCCGAAATTTTGGAGGACGGCCGCCGGCAGCGCCCTGTTTTTCTATTTGCTCTCCCATCGCTTCATTTTTAGGTTTGGGTCGTGTACGGACTATATTTCGCTTTTGATTGTCAGATTATTATCGATCTTTTCTGCCTCCCGTTGGCCATCAGGTTGCCCGGTGGCCAGGAGCATGTCGAACAAGACCATTTTCTTCGCCAGGTTTTTCAGCTGCGAAACATAAACCCCGGTAAATTCACCTGCTCTCCGCATGGTGGCAAATTCAGCCAGTTGCCGGCGGTTCGATTCAGCTTTGCTATCCTCTACAGATTCAGTCAGCCGGCCCAGCATGTAATCAGCTGCCTTCACCAGGTAAGCGCTCTTTTCGGCGCCGGTGGCCAGGATCCTGCCAGCTTTATCCAGCCATTCGTAAACGAGCAGCGGTATAAAGTCTACCTGGTAGCCTCCGGCTCGCACCCGGGCGGTAAGTTCTTCGAGCCATTCCGTCATTGCCTGGTCGGAAAGATCAGGCGACGCAATGAGATTCTGCTCTGATTGTTCTTGCTTCATCATCGAATACAGTCTCCTTTTCCTGGTCTTTAAGCTGTTCAAAAAATTGTAACACTGCGTATGCTTTCATCAACCGGGTCTCCGCGACCGGGCCGTCCAAGCCTTTCTCCGTCATATGCTGGCTGGTCTTCGCCCTGATGCTATTGATCTCAGCCTCGGTAAAGGCAATCAGCCGGCCGCTCTTCAAAAAATTGTAATGATCGGCGGTGATACTGATCACAGTAACCAGTGCATTGTCTTCCATCCAATGCTCATACAGGTAATTCAATTCCTCCTGCAGCTTGCTCAGTTGGGGAGCCGGCGGCGTTTCCCGGCGCGTGGGAGTAGTTTTTTCGCGCACAACTGGTTCAGGCTTTGTGAAATCGCCGTTCAGCGCATGGCGGATCCAGTTGCGGCATGCTGCGTGCCAGTCCTTGATCGGCTTACCGCGCCCCTGTACCCAGCCGTTTGCTTTGTAGTGATCGATGAAAAGATCCGCCTGGTTCCGGCATTTGTCTTCCGGCCAATGCTTTGGATGATCCGGCCGCCCGATGCTGGCCAGGAAGAAAGAGGCGACTTCGGATGCCACCGGTGGTATGAACTTCTTTTTCCTGGATTCACCATCCGATGGCTCGCGTGGCGCCGGCGCCCCTGTATTAATTTCTTTTTTATTCAATTCTCCTGTCCTTATCTCTACTATACTAGCGATCGCTCCCTGATCGGTATGTGTATCGCTTACCGGTCGCTTACCGATCGCTCCCTGATCGGTATGTGTATCGCTTTTACCCCATCTCTTTTCATTCGTCTTTTTCGCTGATTCCTTCTGCATTTTCCTCTTTTCATCTAGCGGCCGGAGTGCTACACAAAGCCAAGGGCAAGAAAAAAAGCCATCCTCAATTTTGAATAGACCAAAGTCTTTTATGAGCAAGGCCAATTTTTCGGGATCGGCATGATATGGGAAAGCTATTTCCGGGATGCAGGAAATAGGAGCCTGATATCCATCCTGCTCGCGGAGAAAAACTATTACGTAAAGGAAGTATGCAATGGCCTCATGGCCGATCTTCATCACCACTTTGATGAAGAGGGGATCCCGTATCCATGCGGTATAAAAAGGAAACCACGTACTGTCCGGGGCCTTTTCGTATATTTGCTTCGCTTCCGTCATTGTGCTTTTAATATTCTTTGTGCGTTCCCTGGTCCGGAGCGCACATTTCATTTTAACCCTTCCCCGCTTTATATCGCTTTAACTTGGATCCGGCCTCGATCACATCCGAATATTTATACCATACCCTACCGCCGATCTTCTGGACCGGGATCAGGCCGTCGTCTGTCCATTTTATCAGCGTTGGCCGGGATATAGCCGGCTGGAATAGTTTGCATACTTCTGCGGGGCTAAGGAGTTGGGCCTGCAGTTGCTCAGCCTGGCGGAGGCGCACTACCTTGTCGACGATCATCTCGATGGCAGCAAGCGACTCGGGAGAGAGCTGTGTGGATATGGTAATTTCATTCTCCATCGGGCGCCTCCTCCCCAGGACTTTCTATGTCTTTTTTTAGCAGCCTAACTTGGTTTGCTGAAAATAGCATTTCACCTGTGGCGGAATACTCCGTAAGTCGCCCCTCTTTCCTATATCGCCAGACAGTGGAGCGATGGCAATTCAGGCGGCGCATAACTTCTTCCATTGTGATATACGGAGCGTCATCGTTCACCCGAAACACTTCCCGAAGCGCGATATCAACGACTCGGATCAACTGGTCTTTCGTTAAGGTTATGCTATCCATTGACAATTTGTTAAAATCAAAAATAAGTCGCTACCCGCGGCGGTAGGGCATTTGTATAGTACGAAAATGCAACGCGTTTCATTATGTAAAACTAATGTCTAGTTCAATGCACGAGATTACCAAAAAGTGTAATTGAACAATAATAGGTTATACATATCCGGTAGCGGATCGTGCCTTTCAAATTGAATGAAAGGCATGGCCACTTTGACGAACATGTATTCATCAAATGAGGTGTTACAAGACAAAATGGGGGATACCAGAAAGAATCCTGACAGAAGAGAAAATGTACAGGCTACAGAAAAATAATTTTTTCTTGCTTGTAGAGTTAGAGTACAAATCTAATTTTTACTCCAATGCGAAAGAAATGTAAAGATCCGGAATTTATCCACAGGTGTGCAAAACGTCATCCGCACACGAGAAAGGACCTCAGGGACCTCTCTGTCGGATAGTCCAGGATGAACTATGATCAATGTAGTGCTACAGCGGAATCCTGGCGGCGCACTCGTTATCGTTGTCCGATTGGTTGGCCAAATTCCGGATTGTACCCAAGTGGGGCTCTCCAGGGGCAGGCCGAAGTTAAACAACTCTCTTGCCTAACTAAACTGCTTTGCCAGCTGCAAAACGATGAATATCATGAACGCGTCCGCTGCTTTCGACTTTCCAAATATCGTACTTCTTCTGCATGTCGAGCCAGAACTCAGCAGTGACACCAAAGGCCTTTTCCAGGCGGACCGCCATTTCCGCGGAAATCGATGCCGTTTCGTTAACGACTTCGGACAGCTGCTTGCGGCTTACGCCAAGCCCTTTGGCCGCGGCGGTAATCGAGAGGTCCAGTTCTTTTAAAATGTCCTCCCGGAGGATTGATCCGGGATGGACAGGTTTCATTTTACGTTTCATTTTATTATACTTTAATGGTAGTCGATATAATCCACGTCAGAGGCATTCTCCCCGGTAAATCGGAAGATGATCCGGTAATTGCCAGTGACCCAGACGGACCAGTAACCTTTCAGGGGCCCGGTCAGTGGGTGCAATTTGTACCCAGGGATGGCCCTTAACGGATCCAAGTTTTTTGCCGTATCCAGAGTTTCAAGTATTCGGCTGATCTTAGCCACTTGTTCGGCAGGGAGTTTCGACGAGTCGTCCTTTTCCCAAAGTAACCGTAACCCCTTATGAATGATCGACTGAATCATGGCGTAAAGATACACTGTAACCCCGAGGGTTACAAATGTTTTCGCCAC